ATACATTGGTTGCCCGGCATTATGCTTGACCCCTGGCGAAATAATTAACGGAAGAACCCGAGGTCACAAACCGTTTGAAAGAATCTATTTTGATGAGCCTTTTTTTCTGTTCAAGAATCGTGAAGAATATGACAGGGTTTATTATATGCTTGCGCGGCCTGGAATGATTCAAGTTTTTGTTCATTTGGGATGTTGAAAGGTGAAATCATGAACAGACGCGACTTTGTGAAAGCTTCTCTAGCCGCCGGTATATCTGTAATTATCCCGGTGGCCTTTCCCATGCCCGAACATTTCCCGCGTGGGCAACAACCAACGTTTGTTTTTTATGATGAACTTGCTTGGTTTCCACCGACAAATGAAAAGGAGAAAACAAATGATGAACTCAATTAGTATCAAGGCTCTGATCTTATCGACACTTTTAATTGCTGCACATGGGGAAGCTCTTGCAGGGGAAAGCAAATTGTTTACGTCTTTCTCAAAAGAAGATTGGGGGCGGCAAATTGCATACACCATGATAACTGGTGTCGATTGGAGACAAACACAGACCTTTACAAAAAAGGGGAAAGGTCAGAAGGAAGAAAAAAATATATTTCTAGGTAAAAACCCAAGCCGTAAAAAAGTTGATACGATGATCGGTGGTTCTATGCTGGCTCATTGGGTTATATCTTATGCACTCCCGTCAGAAGATATTGAGATATTTGGAATAGAAACTACACCAAGAAAGTTATGGCAATATGTGTGGATCGGAATTGGGGCAGAGTCGGTTTGTCATAATTATCATGCTGGCGTACGTATTTCATTTTAATAATTTAAGGGGTATTGATTATGGCTTGTGAAGAAAAAAACGTGGAAAGATGCCAAACTTGTTTTGAGGCAAACCTTTGTTGCCCTGAAGGAATAGCATATAATAAAACAGTCCGTTCAAATCAACGTGCCACAATGATTGAGTGTCGAAAATTGGCGTACAACTGGCATGAAGAAAGCGTTGGTGAAATAAAAACGGTTGTTGTCGAAACCTTTGAAGTTGGCACAGATGGCGTGAAAGAAATTCAAGAAAACGGCCGAGATTGTTATCGGGTATTTTTTACTGATGGTCGGATGACTGATATTCGCAACCCGAATAAGGCTGAATTTTTCCCGGTTGATATAGGTCGAGGTTCTAAAAAACCTCTTGTGCATGTTTGCGATATTGTTTGAATGACTTATTTTTGTCGTGTAAACGGCGAATAGGGAACCCCGGCTGAAACCCGTTCGGAACGAAAGGTTTTATGGCCTGTCCACCTTGAGGGAAAAGTGACAGGCATTGTTATATCTTACATAATCCCCGCTTGGCCTTGACGCCGGGCGGGGATTTCTTTATTTTAACACCATGACAAAACGCCCATCAAACCACATCAACCCGCGTTATCCTGATTTTAATTTCAAAAAACCTGACTATGTACCGATCTATAAAGAACGAGCTCGTTTCCTTCAGGAAATAAGGTCAGACAAAAAAAAGCTTGTTGCCACCCTGAAGCATTACGAGTGTTCCGACACTGGCCATATTGATTTTGTTCAGGATTGGTTTATGACTTTCGATCCAAGGTGCCAACCAGCTTGGATGCCGTTTATTCTCTTCCCAAAGCAGATTGAATACTTGAATTGGTTGCGGGAAAAATACGAAAACAAGAATGATGGCCTTGCTGAAAAATCCCGTGATGTTGGTTTCACCTGGCTGAACATTGCCTTTGCTTTGTGGTTGTGGAGATCCCGGGCGGGCTCCAAGATCAGTTTCGGAAGTAGGAAACAAGACCTTGTTGACAAGATCGGTGATCCAGACAGCATATTTGAAAAGATCAGATCATGTTTGATCTATATTCCCCCTGAAATATTGCCCTACGGTTTCAACTATTCTTCACATGTTCCATTTCTCAAGATCATCAACCCGGACAGCGGAAACACCATCACAGGTGAAGCCGGTGATAATATTGGACGTGGCGGCCGGTCGACCATGTATTTCAAGGATGAATCCGCCTTTTATGAACATCCTGAAACGATTGACGCGGCCCTTTCCCAGAATTCAGATGTTAAAATTGATTGCTCAACGCCGAACGGTGCAGGAAACCCGTTTTATCAAAAGCGCCATGGCGGAATAATGGACGTTTTCACTTTCCACTGGAAGGATGACCCACGGAAAGATCAGGCTTGGTATGACTACCAGAAACGTACATTAACGCCGGTCATTGTAGCCCAGGAAATTGACATTGATTACCATGCTTCAATCGAAGGCGTTTGCATTCCTGCTGAATGGGTGCGGGCCGCGATTGGTCTTGACCTTGAAGAATCAGGAGCAATAACCTCCGGGCTGGACGTGGCCGACAATGACGGCGGCGGTGATGATAATGCGTGGTGTTTCCGACATGGTGTGGTATTAAAGAAAATAGAAGTTTGGACGGCCGGAAACACCACACAAACAGCCAGAAAGGCGCATTTGCTATGCAGCCAAAACAATGTTGAGCATCTAAACTATGACAATATTGGCGTTGGATCAGGTATCAAAGGCGAATTGTGGTCACTTGATCAAAAGACAAATTGTGGCTTTGGACACGCCGGGATAAACTTTGGATCAAAGAAGTTACCCGGCTTTTTTGCGCCTGGCAAACTGAACAAAGACATGTTTGCTAATCTCAAGGCAAAGCTTTGGTGGGATTTGCGGTGTAGATTTGAAAGGACTTTTGAGCATGTCAATAAAATAAAAGAATATGATGTTGATAAATTGATCAGCATTCCAGATAACCCGAAGCTGATTGCCCAACTCTCAACGGCTAGGGTTTTCGCCAATGAAGCCGGCAAAATGCAAATGGTGTCAAAAAAGATTATGAAAACGCTTGGGATACAATCACCTAATGAAGCTGAAGCGGTCATTTATTGCTATGCTGAAACAAGATCAACGGCACAATTGATGGCAAAAAGAACTAGTTTGCAGAAGAGGTCAAATAAAAATGGAAACTAAGAATAAGGTTGTCAAGTTGTTGCCCGGAAATAACGGGATCACCAAAGCCAGATATGACAGATGGGTGAATGCCATCAACAAGTTTGGTGGTGCCAACGATCCAATCACCAAAACATCATTCATGCGTGATTATGCCATTCCAAGACAAGAACTTGATTATTTGTATGAAGGTGATTGGGTCACAAGAAAGGGAATTGAAATACCAGCCCAAGACGCAACCCGGAAATTTATCAACATCATCAACGATGACCCGAACGTTGTTGACGCTGTGAACGATGAGCTTGAACGGCTCAAAATACGCGACAAGATTGAAGAGGCGATTATATTGCAAAGGCTTTATGGCGGAAACGCCATGATTATTGGCGCCTTTGATGGCCGTCCGGTCGATCAGCCACTTGGCAAGGTCAGATCAGTTGATTTTTTCAATAATATCGACCGGTTTTTTGCTTATCCGATGACATTCTACACAGACCCCACAAAGAACAACTTTGGTGATGTTGAATTGTATCAGGTCCAAGAGCTAAAAGTTGCCGGGGCCAGGATGCTCGTTGTGCATGAAAGCCGGGTCATTAGGTTTGACGGCAATTACTTGCCGCCGGTATTGAGGGTCAGAAATTTTGGTTGGGGTGCCCCGATCATCCACAATGTGTTTGAAGCGTTGCGGCAATTTGGCGTTGCTTTTCAATCAGGTTCTTCCGTTCTTCAGGATTTTGTTACAAAGAAAATGAAGATTGCCAATCTACAAGACCTGCTTTCAAATGACGTTGGTGAAGAGCACCTTGTCAATCGGCTACAACTTATGGCGCAAGAATTGGCAGTCAATAATATTGCCGTCTATGGCTCTGATGAAGAATTTGACAAGATGGGCACACCGATCACCGGACTTGACGGCCTGATGGATCGATTTATGGAAGTTGTAAGTGCTGCTTTCAATATCCCGAAGTCAAGATTTTACAGCAATATGACCGGAAAGTTGGGTGGTGACACCAGTGAAGCTGACCTCCGTATTCATTATGACAATATCAGCTCATTTCAAATAACCCGCCTAAATTCAAAGGTCAGGAAGATCCTTGATATCATCACTGAGCCCATGGGATATGCCCCCGGTGAAATCAAATTTGAATGGGTGCCGTTGTGGCAACTATCAGAACTGGATCAGGCCAAGGTCAGACGTGAAGTGGCTGAATCTGACAAGATGTATGTTGACATGGGTGCTGTTGAACCTGAAGAGGTTGCCGTTTCACGGTTTGGTGGTGATCAGATCAATGTGACAAACATGGTGATCGATACTAAGCGCCGAACAGATTTCTTGGAGCAATTGAGCAAACAGCCAATTGGCGGGGATGAAGATGAACTTGACGATAATGGCAACCAGGTACCGGAGGATGACCCTGATGGGCAAGAAGGAGTTGATGAATAATCTTGAATGGCCTGAAGAGCCTGACGGTGATTAATAATGCCAAAAAAAACACAAGAGGTGCGAAGATGATAGAAAAAAGATTTCCATTAAAATCAGTTAAAGTTGAAACTTGTAAAAGTTGTCCTGCTTTAATAGGGACAAAAACAACTAATTTTGGCTGCTCTTGGGGTGTAGTCTACCGAGATATAGACGATGTTAATATGATTCCTGAATGGTGCCCTTTGGCAAATTGGCAAGTTGATTTATATCTAAACAAGACAATAATTGCAGAAGATATTGATAGAGATTATTCAAAAGCCTAATGCCTAAACGCCGCCGCAAAATACCACCCCCGCCAAGAATGGGAAGGATTGAAGCCCGATATGGAGCCCAAATCACCGGCTTCATTGAACCGTTCAAAGAACTTG